AGTGACATAACTCTGGATAATTATATGCATTTTTAATTGCTTCTAAATCTTTAGCAACTGCACCTTTATTATTCATTATCATAGATAATTTTTCATCGTCGTTTTTTAAATTATATCTATTAGGAAAAGCATCTGGGTTTTTTGTGTACCATTGCATGTAACTAGCCAACACATCCATTAAATCTCTAAGTAACACAATACATTTAAAAGGACGTTTATAATGTTTTTGCATTAATTCAAAATTACCAGGTGTCATTACAGGACCACGATCAATAATTATACGTTGTATCCAATCTTTATAATAATTATCGTAAACTGTATCTAATACGTTATCTAAAGATTTGTGATCTGGATAATTTAAAAACACGTCGGTTTGTTTAAGTAAAAATAAATCTTTTATAATCTCTAACGTAATAGAGTTTGGTGTAGCTGCTATAGCTGGATTTTGATTCATAATACTTGCAAACAAAGTATTACCAGATCTAGGCATAGCAACTAAAAAAAATAATTTTTTACTCGGGTTTTGCTCCAAGTTCGTGTGTAAGTTTATCTGTTTTAGTTTGTTCCAGTTGTCCATTTTCTTTCTTTATTCTTTCGATAGATTGTAGTTGACCCAGCACGTTAAATACCTCTGGTTGACTAGATCCTTCTGTTAAAGTTTCTGCCTTATTTTTCATTGTTAAGTGATAAGAGTGTAGTTGGTGTGTATTAACATCTTTAGTGTCAAAAGATCCATCGTCAAACTTCTTTTTAAATTTAGACCATAGTTTTATTTCTCTCATTCTATCTCTTGCAACTAATTGCATAGATGCTTTGCCATAAACTTTCTCATCTATATCAATTTGTAATAATTCTTTTTTTAATGGATCTTCTTCTTTATCTAATTTTTCTTGTAGTCTTTTAATTTTAACTTCTGTTCTTCTATAATCAAATGACAGCGACATTAAGTTTTCTAAAAATACATTTTGTTCTCTAACACATTGCCAATACTTTGCAGCTTTAGTTGGATACTTTGCATCATTTAATACAGAAAAAGACATTTCTGTTTCTGTTCTAAACATTTGTTTTTTAGTCCAAGTATCTCGAAGTTCTTCTGTCATTTGTTTAAATACAGAAACATCTTCTGGCTCTAATATATTATTAAGATTAGGAGCTTCTTTTTCGATAAGCTCTTTTATGTTTCTTTTTTCTTTAGTCATTTTATACCTTTTGTATTAATTGTTTAACATCATTTTCTAATTTTTTACCTAAAGAATTAGCATGATTAATTATTGCTGCACAAAGGTTAGCTTGATAGGGAAAACCTCTTAATGCTTCTCTAATCTTACCAACAGGTTTACCACCATAGTCAATTACAATAGAGTTCTTTTCATTGAGACCTATCTTCAGTTCAAATAGTAATCCTGTATAAGGATCCATATTATTTTTTGTCGACATCTTTCTCCCCCTGTGGGTTGTAAGGCATAAGAGAAGATAGCGAGTTCATAAGTTTAACTACTTCCCCATATGGTCTTGTCATTAGATATCTCATAATATCCATTAATTGTTCTGAACCTACAAGATATTGTCTTGATGATGGTTGCTCTGTTTTTTTCTTTTCGTCTGCCATTTATCCCTCCTATTAAAATGGTATATCATCCTCTGTAGGATAATGTTTTTTTAACATTTCTAATTTTTCTTCAGCACT